CATATCAATCTGGTGCGCCAGATGGGTCGAGAACTCTGATCTACTCAATATTCTGTTCCACGCAGGATGCTGCGTGTGCTTCATCCAGAACTTGGCCTGTGGTGCACAAGGTTCCAGAACAAGATTACATCCTGCAGCTTCTGACGCGGCGATAATATTTCGATGTCGCCTAGCGCCTGTCGAGAAAAACCAATCAAAAGAGCTAAGATCTCCAACAGCAAAGCTTCCATCTTCCCAGATAAAACTTTGGTGTGCACCTGTGATGCTTTTTTCGAAAAGAATCTTCACTCAATATTCTTTAAGAAATAGAAGATCTTTACAAATCTGCACATGGGATTCAAAAATTGGCTACTTTATTTGCTTAAAATTTCTCCCTCTTTTACGTTTATCATCTTGATCAGCTCTTCAACCTGCCTTGTCACAGAACGCATAGTTGCCGAGCTCACCGGAAGCATTGAGACGGTTGTCTTAAATGACCCGGGTCGAATGGAATGAGAAACCGACTGTACTGCATAGGTGTTGTCAACAGTCGTTCCCGTTCCAAAGTCAACGTAATACGTTTGTCCCCTTGCCATGCATGTGTTTCCTATCATGTTAAGCGTGATGTTAGACGGAATCACTAGCACATCATCAACCGCGCTGGATTCGCTTGTGCCTCCGTACTGTGAACCACCTGTTTCTCCTCCAATCGCAGTCAAGAGATAGGATGATGCAACATCTCCTGAAGGCTGAGAGTTGAAAGTCGCAGACTCAATAACTGATCCTTCGATTCCTACAGTAAGTGTAGGATATATCTTTGAGACTAGTTCACGCATGGTCTTTAGATCTTTTATTCTGTAGCTGTCTACTTCATCACCCTCAGCTTTCTTTAGATTCTCCAATAGTTTAGTAGTATCTCCTGCAAGCTCTGGGGGTGCACCATCCACTAGCGCAATTCCGTTAGTGTTTACCATGCCGCTCACCAGATTACCAAGCTTGTTGAAATTTCCGGCACGATCATCATAGACAATGATTCGAAGCAGAGATTTTTTAACGGATTCAGTAACTTCTTCCTCGTACATCGGAACGACTTCCATCTGGTATTTTATTCTAGGTGGGATAAATGAAACATCTGTACCTTTTACTGCCCTTACATCACCTCCCTTTGCAAGGTATATTCGATTTGCATTCTCAACAGCTGTTTTGTTTACTTGTCTCGCGCTGTCGATTGCTTCTTGGACAGCTTTTCTATCCTCTTCAGTCTCAATTTCTGTCTTTTGAGCTTCCTCAATCGCCTTGTTAAGGGCATCTATCTCTTGAGAGAATCCATAGAATCTTGAGCTAGGGTCGTTTACTTGGGCCATCATCTTGTTAAGAGCTGATGCAACTGATGATCGTGTATTGATTCCGCTGATCTTCTTATCGCCTTCTTCTCTCTCAAGCAGATCTTTGACCACTATTGGAAAGCTCCCAATGCTCTCTTCAGCCATTATTCCACACTGAGAATTGAACGAGAAGAAGTGAATTCTAGCTTCGGATATTGTGGGATCTGAGATCATAATGGGCTTTGCGACAATCTTTGCGACCAGGCAAGCAAGTGGCACAACATTTGAATACGATGTACGCTTGCCGGGCTCACTAGGAATTAATCCAGCAGCCCTTGATATACTATCAATTTGTGTTCTCGCATACGTAGAAATTCCAGAATCAGCACTTGTGGAGTTGACAGCACCTAGAAAAAAGGGAGTCGTGTTTGCGCCAAAGGTTGGATCAACCTCTTGTCCCTCGGGATAAAAATTGAAAATATTCTTTAGATAATCTCCGCCAAGTGTTTCAGATCCATCTATATCAAGATTTGTCAGGGCATCTTTTATCTCTGTTAGTACAGATTCGTCAGTCTTGTCTGGGTCTTTTGTTCCCTTGGAAATTTCCTTAATTTTAGCATAAAGATTATAAAAAGCCTCAACTGATACATACTTGTTTGTGGTCAAACCATCTGACGTGCTTGCAACGATTGTTGCTCCGACTTTTGACGGAGAAAAGGGCGGTGTGGTTTTGTTTTCATCTTCTTTCCCAACCTGGACGTTAACGAACTGTCTAATCAGGGACAAGACAACTGAATATGGGATGTATTGCGAGTTTGCTGTGATCACATTTGCGCTCTTTGCGATGTAGTCACCTTTTGATATCAGGCTTATGTTGACGGTGAGGGATGTTGAATCTCTTGTTCCGACAGAAACTGAGTATAGAGAGAAATCTTGTCTTATTCTCATCTTGTTAAGGAAATTGGCATAGATTCCTCCTGTCATTTCATTTGTGTTTGGATGCGCCCACCCATACTCAACGCGAAATGTTACAGTTGGAAAAATTTCAACCGAGACAAGAGGCTCAATGTCAGAAAGTCTTGATCTGTCGTGTAAAATTAGCTTAAGATCGATCTTTGTTTGTGCGTAAAGAGAGCCGCCTACGCCGACTTGCTGGATATTTGCGCTCTCAAGTGTTAGAAGGGGCATGATAGGATCAAGAACCTCTAGCCCACGATCTTGGACAAGCTTAGGATCGTTCAGCTGCGAGTATTGCCCGGCAAGCGTCTGAGGCATGCAGAATATCTCCATTCCTGCAACATCGACTCCGATCCGCTCAGAATCATCTGTGATCTTCGCATCAAAAGACTCGCCCCGCTTCTCTCCGATGCCAATAAATTTTAACTGATTTAGCTTTCCGAGGCCGCTGATTTGTCCTGGATATAGAATTCTAACATCAAAGTATGGAACACACAAAGACATCTCGACTGGCGGGACTATATTACAAAAAAGAGCAGAAATATCTGAAATTGATGAAGCAAAATCAACACGAGACTGCGCCCTGTGTGTCACAACTGCAATATTTCTTTTCGTTAGTAAGGGCAGATTTGTCTTTGTCGCATCTATGGGGATTATTCCGTTTCCTTCGTTTAGGAAAATAATTCCAGGATCGGCTTTCTCTACACTTGCGACCTCTTCTGTGAGCATTTTCTTTAGTTTTGCACTGCTCGGGACAGATTCGGAGCTTCCCAATATTTGATCTCTAATCTCAGATTCGACTGTATCTGCGGGATTTGTAATTGTTGCGAGAGATGCTTGTGCGCTGTTTTGATCAGAGAGACTGCTAAAAGATACATAATTTAGCAGTCTCTTTGCAGCTTCTCTAAGAGCTGTGTATGACGCAACGTTGGTTGCAGGTGTATTTACATTCAATTTATCACCTTAGAAGCGCGTAAACTTGATTCAAGTCAGATGGAACGTTTAAAACTGTGTCCCTGGGACACTGCAAGTTCCATCCTATTCCAGAGGCAGAAGCAATGACCCACCACAGGGTAGAATCTCCGTAGGTTTGTCCTGCTATGGTGTCAAGTCTTCTTCCCTCCACAAGCCTAATCGTGTTGTATCTAATTCTATTTTGCTGCACAGCAAAATAGATTCTTGAACTTATGTTCGTGGTGGAGATTTTTTCTCCATCTATCCTGGGGACGAATGCGTAACGACTTGTTGCCATTTCTGTTACCTACTTTTTTGAGAAAGCTTCGGGATTTGAGGCTTCTTCTGCGACAGCTCCACCCTTTTTGTAGAAATACTTGCTCGCATTTCCACCGTCTGCTCTCGGGTGTCCAAACGTGTCGTTCATAATCTGACCGACGTTGTATATTGGGGCACGGTTGAAACCATTGGAATCCAATCCCGGCGCAATGTCGTGAATTGGCGCAAAGGTTAGCTGTACCTTGCATGCTGTTGGTGCCCGAGAATTCCAATCTGTCTCCCAGGGAGCCTCCATCCAGGTGTATGTCATCTGCTTGACAACACCGGCCAATCCTTCTCCCATTCTGTCTTCAAATGCTTTTGTCAGCGGGTTGTTGTACGGCGATGTGAATGTACGAGCTGTAGACCCGATGAAATCTGCCAAGGGAACATCGACCGGGCCAAACGAAGATTCTGTTGCATTTGAAATTAGCGCCGCGCCCGCAGTCGCAGCAAGGCCTGACAGCCCTGCTATTGCTCCAAGCGACAGAAGCACGCCCGGAACAGACGCAATGTTGACAATTTGTCCAGAATCAACATAAAGGTCTGCTGCTGAAACTGTGATATTGACACCACTCAGGTTGCTTCCAACAGTAGGATCTGTGATTTCAACCTGGTATGCAGGTCCAGTCCTATTTTGGCTGTTTTGATCATCCGCAGGGATTGATTTGACGTATTTCACAAGGACGGGTCTTTGGATTCTTACCTTTTGCTGTTGATTCTCATCGTCTGGGATTGAAATGTAAGGTGTTGATCTTGCTTTTAGAATCAAGCCGCTTCTAAGCAGCAGATAATCTGCAGTAGAGAATTCTGTATTTCCAGAAGAAGTGGCGTTTGGATCATTTGCAAAAAGCCTGCTTCTATCTCCATACAAAAGAGGATTAACAAATCCGTTCTTCAAGAAATAGGCCAATATTTCAGTAGCAACATCGACCGCTGCCGTTGTAATTCCTGACGCAATTTGATTCTGGATAAGAGAGGTAAGCTGCGTAGCTTCAATCGGAGATGCAGCGTATCCAAGAAACGGAAGAAGTCTAAGATCGATATTTTTCAAAATTTCTGCTGCCTCTCCGGTGACGCCCAGGCTTCCTAAGCCTGCAGAGCCAGCAAGTCCAGAGGTCACAGAAGAAAGTAAATTATCTGATTCTTCAAAGAATGTGTCATTTCCAACTCCAAAAAGCTTCGCAAAATTTGATCTGCTGTAGTTGGTCTTTATGAGATCTCCGACTCTTAGTCTTATAACTGGAGTTCCACCGGCTACCTGACTAAAAGGCTGTTCGAAATTTACAGTCTGGTTAAGTAGATTTCCAATTGATGCAGTCTCATCTTTGATCTTTACAGTTCTTCCGCGTGTATACTGGGGATATACAAGGGTTGTTAATTTATTGATCTTAAACCACATCTCATCAAAGTCTTCTTTTGATGTAGCGACAATCCAGAAAGTTAATCCAATTGTTCTAGTCGTATTTGTGTAGTTTTGGACAGGATCTGCGCGTCCGAATCCGCGCGTTTCAGTAAAGTTTGCAGAGTAACCATCAGATAGAGACTCTAAGAAGGCATGAAAAGCAACTATTTCATTTGTTCGAAGATCTCGAAAGTAGAAGGGAATGTATTCAGCGCCAAGCCTATCTTCAAGAAGCTTAGCAGCAATGGACGGGATGCTGTTGGAGTTTCTAGCGCCCTTCACGTACGTCTTATCGTACATTGTCGAGCCTAGCATTCCCTTTATTGGATTCGCACCCTTGTCTGGATCGAACATGTAGTCAAGATCGAGCGTGGCAGCCATAGCCTCGACAGGCAGTATAAACATGCTCGGGAGAACGCTATTACGCCAAGCTAGTGAGGAGTTGCTAATTAAGCCTCCATCTCTCGATTTCATCTGTCTAGTTCCGGGAGCGTTAGGGTAACCATCCATGTCAAACGGATTCGACACCTGACTCTGTCCAGACTTAACGTCCTCCGAAAGTACTCCTCCCTGAATTACAAGGCGCTGGTAACCTATCGCAAGAAAGACATTCATGATCCTGACAGCCAGCGAATCCTGCATGCCTAAAACTGTTGAGACGAAATCAGAACCATTTAGAGACTCAGTTGATGCTTGCATGCTCTTGATGGACCGATATGCGCTTTCAGCCACGGCGCGCCAGAATCCTTGAGACATAAGCATTGGTGAGTCATAGACGCTTGTAAATTCAGATGACAGATCACCTGCTATCTTCTCTATTTCTTTCTTGTATATTCCTGCAAGATCTGGTGTCTCATATGGGATCCCCTCTGTGAGAGCGCTAAATTCCTTGCTCAGGCCAAAGCAGGCGTACAAACCCTCGCTCATGCAGGCGGTATAGCTGTATATCCCGGTCTGAAACATGAAAGAGTGAATAAGAATTCTTGTCTTTGCGCTCACATTTGACTTAACGCTTGTTCCGAGTGAGTAGGGACCGCGCAAAACATTGTCATAACTAACCTTGAGCTCTTGCAATTCTGATGAGACGCTGTTCATCTTTCTGTCAACAATGTTTGCAAGACCAAGCATTGCGATACCAGCTTGCAAAGACTGTATTCTCTCATTGGCAGCCAGGTTTAGATTGATGTCTCCAAATCTCTGATCAATTGTATGAGTAGCGCCTCTGGTGCGTGTGTATTTTGCCTCTGAAGAAGACTTCTGCACAACGTCCCCTCTGCCCGCAAGAAGACTGTCTTCTCCGTTTGCTGAGAGGGGGACTCCATATGCATCCTGCGATCTAAAGTGATCAGGGGTTCCCTGCTCTCTCTCTGCAATGAGAGGAAACTTGGCGAGATCACCCGAATTAATTCCGTCAAAAGCAGTGTCTGGGTTTGTCGCCTGATTCGGAAAAACTGTATCATCCCATCCTGACGCCTTTAAAAGCATGCTTCTGGCAATTTTTTGCAACTCTTCTTGAGTTATGTCGGCAGAGACCTCAACTGTCTGCGGCTCATACACACCGTCTCCGACCTGCACGCGTAGATTTCTCGAATCCTCGTACTCACTTGTCGTAAGGGGAAATCCTGAACTATCGTTTGAATAGCTACTCGGAGATGAAGTCGGAGAAAAGCTGTTGTATTTCTTGAGTGTTGCAAAAGCACCAACAACAGCACGCGATTGATCAATCGTTGAGTCTGAATTAGAAGGAGATGCAATTACAGACGACAGGAGCGTGTCACCATTTTCAGCAGAACCATCTCCTGTCTTGTCTACGATTGAATCAATGGAATATCCAGAAGCGTCAAATTTGGCGCTGTTCGAACGATCAAGCGCAAGAGAATTATCTCCTACACTCGGATCTGCAAAGACTTCGGGTGCGCTCGATAGATCGGCTTGCTGGATAGCATTGCCTCTATTTGATCCGGGTGCCTCATGCGTCCCCGGCGAGAGGGGAAACTGGTTTCTCTGCGTGATAAACGCAGTGTAGTCTCCGAGCAGTGACTCACCGTTTGAAAAATTTAGAAGATCAATTTCTGTGCGTGGCTCAACGCCAAGATCGTCGCCAGAATCGACAACACCGTCAGATCCCGGATCGATGGGAATCGATATGGAATTTTCTATCCGTCCTATGCTCGTGAGAAAATCACGAAGGGTCTGTCGGGTTGCCATCTTTCTCCATCTGAGTTTTTAGGCTCCTTAGACTAGGTATCTTATCAAAGGATTCGTTTGCTGAGGTCAAAAACTCCTCTGACATATATGCTGAATCTATCGCAGAACAAGTCTCTCTGATAAGCCGCTCTATTTCTAGCACAAAATCCATGTCAGATTCTTTTATCATGGTGTCGTCTCTATTTGGGGATTGTTTGTCTTGAACTTTGTGTCAATTCCGTCAATGACAACACCAACAGTTGCAAGCTGTCGCCCTATCGATCTAGCGAGCGAGTCGCCTAGATCAGTTCCATCCCCTGCGACAACAAACTTAATGACGTGCTCAATGCGCTGAGGTGTTGTGCTAGGAGCTGCTGCAGGCGGCGGAGAAGCGGGCATTGGCGGAGTAGCTGCAGGAATCGGAACTGTGGCTGGAGGAAATGCTGTCAAAACTTGTTTGACTAGGTCCATAGGATTTAGAGCTGCAGCGTAGTAGTCGCCAGAGGTGAATCCGACATATCCCGTAGATGTCATACGTTGGACTCCATCTGTGTCGTTGTTAATGTCTGCTCCCGTATTGCCAGCTGCTGTCGGCTCGGCAGCGCCTCCGGCACCGCTGGTCTCAGACGCCTTTTTTCTCATTTCCTCTATTTTGCTTATAGCTTTTTCTTGCTTAGCAATGATACTGTTAAGAGAGTCATCAAACTCTTTCTGACGCTTAAGAGCAGAGGCCTTGACTCCTTCCAAGTCATCGATGACAGTCTTCATCAGCTGAGAATTTGTCACCATTGCCTTCTCAACTCGGAAAGCAAAGCCCTCAGCGGCAGCGGCAGCCTCAGTTGTGCGCTTTAATACATCCTCTGCCGTCGCTTTCGAAGCATCAACGACAGATTTGAGAGTTGCTACACGCTTTTTTGTTTCCTCTTCGGTCATTTTTGAAGTCTTTCCTTCAAGCTCAGCCTGCGCGCTCTCTACCTCTCCAATTCCATCCTGCATAAGACGCTGCAACGCACGAGGATCAAGCCCGAATGACTGCGCAAGTGTTCTCTGCTGGATGGCGTTCATGTTTTCAAACTCAAGACCTTGTGCCTCTAGCTGTTCGCGGAGTGAGAGAACAAATCCTTCTTGATCTTCGTTTGCAAGCCTAAACAGCTCAAGCGTGTCTAGCGTAGCCCCTGTTGTTGCTGCCAGATTGCTCATTGCCTGCGAGGCACCCTCAAATGTTTGAAATTTACCTGCGACAGATGTTAGATCACCCACTGACATACCAAGTCTTGATAGCGTGACAGAAAGAGACGCAGCACGTGTCTCAGTTATATCTCCAAAGTGCTGAAAGTCTCTCATGATCGCCATCATGTCCTGCGAGGTCTTCTCAACTGATTGGCCCGTAAGCTCTGCAGTAGCGAGAACAGACTTCTCAAATTGGACAAGCGTATCGCCAGATATCTTTCCTGTCCTGGAAAGCTCTGTCTGGAAAATCGTATTGATGTCTCTAGTCGAGAGTCCAATATTCTTTTGCGCAAGAAAGACTGATGACGCAAGATCCGCATTCATCGATTCAGACGCAAATTTAAACAATCTAGTATCATCAACAAGAGCATCAACATACGATTGCGCAATCTCGGTAGCGCTACCAATCTGCATCATGCCCAGCGTGATAGCCTTTCCGGATCCGTCGTATGCCTGAAAGGTTGCTGTGCCAAGGTCGTTAACAGTCTTAAACAGGTCTGACGAGAACTGCTTGGCGCCGCCTGATGCATCTCCATAGAACTCGTTTAGGGCGATCATTGATCCGCCCGAGAATGACTCTACGATGCTTCTTGCTTCTTTTGTTGCGGCGCTAAGGTTGTCTATTTGCTGAGTGGCTGACTTTAATGCCTCAATGCCTTTAGATAGCCCTTTTACCGCTATCTCTTCTGCAAGAGAAGCACCAAACGCGACAGCGAGCTTTCCGGAAACATCGACTGCTTCTTGACCGACTTCACTCAGAACTGAGCCGAGGTCTGTATAAGCCTTCGTCATTCTCTTGACTGATGTCTCAATCTCTTCAGCTGTTCTTGCTTGCTCTTTGGGATCCGGTATTGTATCTCCGGTCCCAGTAGTGGTTGGTTCTTCTGCCATGATCTTACTTATTCAATACTACGGATCGGCGTGTCAGAATCAAGTCCAAACTGATCCTTTGCCTCAAGCGTCTTTTGCATGCTGACAATCTTGTTGATAAACCAAGATCGGTAAGAGATCGGCATGGCGCGGATAGAAGCGTAGTCGATGTTGATATTCTTCATAAGAAAGAACATCTCTTCAAGGACACGCTCTCTGTCCTGACTACTCAGGCCAAAAAAATGAAGCACCCAATGGCAGTGCCACCTTTGACGTAGCGCCGCATGATCTGCAGTTGAAATCGAGATTCATGTCTAGGCCGGGCTCAATCTTGGTCATGTATGTCCTGTATGCCCGGCTATCAGCAGCTGGCATGGACTTGATGAAAGAGCTAATCGCAACTCGATCTGTCTTTCCATCGATGCTTAGCGTCTGATTCTCGAGCTGTCGCGTGACAAGATTATCAACCTTGGCATCTGGAAAAAGTCTTGCCATTTTCTCCCTGGCAAGCTTGTCCTCTTCCTCAAGTTTTCCAGTTAAAAACCTGAATGTTACCTGCTTCTTAGTAACAGGAAGCACGAAGCTAAATTCATTTTGCCCGGGTGATATTGGATCTGCACCTAGCCTCTTGATTCCAATCTGCGAGAGATCAAATGAATAATTGTCTGTCTTGCTGCATGCCGGGCAAGACACAACAGCTCGATACTCAGATCCGTATCCTGTTATTCTGATTGCAACAATTAGAGAATTTTTGTCTCCCGCAAGTAAATCATCAGGATCTATGCTCTTATCAATTAAACAGCTTCTTATGAGATGCTTGATAACAGTCCCCTCCTTTATGAGGGCTCGAGACATTAGTATGTCTTCCTCCTGCGCAGTCATTGCCTTGATTTGAAGCGTTTCTTTTCCGTGAAGAGGACTATCAACAGAATATATCAGACCAGATGATGGAAGGGGGACCTGTTCCACCGGAACTGACCACCCGAAAACATCCTGAACGGGTGAACCTCTTGGAATCTGGCTCAAAATTTCACCAGCACGAACATTTGACTTACTTGGCATCTTTTCTCACTTGGTCAATGCAAATACAAATCGACCACATCACCTTTATCTTGGCAACGTGGTCGACTAAGTAAAATATTAAATCAGAACTGCAGAACGCAATTATCAAATCTAATTGTTAGTGCAATATCAATCGGATCGTCTCCGTTGTAGTCAACGCCCTGGAAGTTAGCACTCTCAAGGAAGGCTCCCTTTATATCCCAGAGCTCAACGACGGTTCCGATTGGATCAAGCATCTTGAGCTGGATATCCCTCTTGTAGAAGTCAGCGTATCCAGATCTTCCTGAGACTGACTCGTGGTGAGTCCTGATCCACTCCATCACCTGCTGTGCTCCAGAAGGAGCAATCGGGTCATGCAAGTTTACGCTTAAGCTGTTGAACTCAAGACGCTTCGAAATGTAGCGCTGTGTGTTCATCCAGGGAATCTTAATTTGGCCCATTGTGAAGTTTGGCCTTGCTGCTGTCTTGATCAAGAAGGCGTCAATTCCCTCAATGGCAAAAATCCATCGATGCTTTCTTTTGGGCTCAAACTTGTTTGGGAGCATATCTGTGACAGATAGCGTCTCAGCGGACGTTGCCATTTACTTCTCCTTTCTTTTCTAAATATCCTACTGTTGAAAAAATCAAAATCTTCTCTTATAGATCTGTGCTGCGGCCTCTAACCTCGAAATCAATTGAGATGAACTCTGCAGTCCTTGTGGGCTGTAAGAAGATCTTTCCTCGAATTGTGTTATTTTCGATATCTGCCTGCGTGGTAGTTGTTGTGTCGATCTGGACCTTGTAGCGGTCCACGCCGCCGCCGGACTGGATACGCTGCAAAATCGGATTGACAAGTGAGTTAAACTTATCAAGGGTTGCCTGTGTATTTGGCTCAAACAGAAGGCTGTTCGCAACCTGCCGGACCTGTCTGCGGATAAAGATCAGAAGTCTTCTGACGTTAATTCTATCAAGCGCTGACGCTGCCCGTAGCAATGTCTTCTGTCCCCAGACAACAAACCCAGTGCCCGGGAATTCAACAATCGGATTTATGGATGCATCGTATAGCACATCCAGGTCATCTTGCGATAGAGAAATTGTCGAACCAACAACACTTGGGAGTGATGCACGATTAAATCCTGCTGGTGCGTTCCAGTATGATCCAATTCTATCGTTTGATGCAATTGCTCCAAGGACTGCAACAGACGGAGGAACCGACATGACATCTCCCGTGTCAGGATTTGAAATTGTCACATCTGGGAAATAAGCAGCAGCAAATGATGTATTCAGATTTCTTCCGGTAAATTGATCAACTGTGTATGAGACATCCGGTGTGCTAAGAGATCCTGTAATAATCTCGTTGAAAGCATCTCTCTCCTCAATGTCCATGACATACATTGCATCAAATCGGCTTTCAGTTGCAGTGATAGCATAGTTTGTCACTGATGGGTGCCTAATTCCTGGAATTGCAAGAATCTGAACATCTGTATCAGACTTACTTCCCATGATATCGACAGCTTTCTTGTATGCCACTACTGTTGGGCCGCTTGTTGCGCCTCCCTGATTTCCAGCGTCATCAATTTCTCTCTTAACTGCAAGGTTTGTTAGATTCGACTTTTCGCTGTCAAAGATATTGACGCCATCAAATCCTCCTTGCATTATCATCTCAAAAGAGATGTACTGTGACGCGCGTGAGGTCACGTTTGAAAGGTCTCCAACAGTCAAACCGCGCGTCTTTGCTGCGCTATCTGCAGTAATTCCTCCCTGCCTAACATAGACTGCAGAGGCCCATTCATTTGGATCTGCGTACGTGTTGGATGCTGTGACAACCTTGATGTTCTCAATTGTGAACAAGTTGTTAGCAAACTGGTCAGAAAGCGTTGAATCCTCAACAAGAAACTTTGAATCAGACGGGCTGAAGGATGGGAAATACTTCGTGAAACTCTGTATAGAATCATCCTGGGTCATTGTGTAATTGTAATCAGAAAGACTCTGAAGCTGAAGCTGAGTTCCCCAAGCAAGATCTGATGTTGCAACTCCGCCAACCGAGATGTTTTTTCTCATTGGAACAGGCGGGATAGATGCCTTTCTTATATCTGTCAGATGGCCAGCAATCATTGTTCCTGCATCGGCATTTGTAGCCAAAATGCTGCCCGATGTGTTCAGATATCCATAGCCTTTGTATCCAAACGGAAGTGCATTGCTTGGAACGTTTCCTTGAACTTGATCATCTGACATCTCTACACGTATGTAGTTGTTTGTAACTGGGTAATCTCCGGCGATTGCTATCTTCTGAGAAGATGAAGCCCGATCAAAATCAAAGTAAACGTATTGATCACCAATCACTCTTGCGATGTAGTTCGTTGATGTTGGATCGAGATTGACACCGTTGAATCTTTGCAAGACTGTCTCTGATTCATAATCGTAAACAGCAACATCAAACTTTCCAAACAGATAGGTCGGATCAGAAGATGGAACTATATTTTCAATTAGTATTCTAAATTTAACATTTGCATTTGATCCATCTGATAGTGCATAAAACTTAAACACTGGGTATCTAATCCCGCCGAAGTCCTGAGAAATTACGCTTGGCGTGTGCGGGACAGTATACCTCTCGCTGAAGTTCTCAAAGTTTGGCACAGTAGTGTCAGCTGTGTTTCTCGCAATTGAACTTGTCGTTATGAAAACAAGATCATGCAGTTCTGTCGATCCCTGTGTTGTTGGATTTGTAAAGACTCCAGTTCCCGTGTGAGCAGCAAGAGAGGTTGGAATGTCGTAGTACGTGTAAAGATAGTGACCAGCTCTCTCGATTAGGGTAGGATCTGTATTTAGCTTGTTTGAGATGTGATTATCACCGACCTCAAAAGAGGCTGTAATCACATTTGGATAGTCTGATGTATTAATGTGTCCATTCAGCAGCATCACAAACATGGACCCCGTAATTGACATTGATCCCGTGATTCCGCCATTTGGTGAACTCGAGAGAGTGCCAGGCGTGTTGCTTGCGTTATAATTTCCAGACAGGCTAAGAGAGACACCAGAAGGTGTCATTACGACACCTCTGATTATTGGATATGCTGATGAATCAGTCTGAAATCCTGCCTCGCTAAAGATTGTAGAGCCAGCAGACTCGGACATGAAAGCGCCCAAGAAGTGAGTCCGACCTAGAGGCCCTCCGGAATTTGCATATGGATTTGATGCAACGAGTCCGCTCGCTTGAACTTGCTGATTTCCTACTATAAACCCAGCATTGGTGACTTGCCCTGTTGAAGCGTTTCTTTTGTTTCCATCTCCAATTCCTAGCACTCTGAGATAAGTTGCTTGGGTTGCGTTTGTGAGCCATTGGCTGACTGCAACAGGTCCAAATCTATCTCCGCTTGTTCCGAATAAAGTTTTCCACTCACCGTATGTTGTAAAAGTCACAGGAACAAAGGCGGGACCTGTTTCTGCTGTTCCGATTATTCCCGCAGGCGTTCCAGTCGCTACTGCCCTAACGGGCTGCGAACTATCGATAATGCTGATTGTTACAGTGGCGCTACCCATTTAATTTGCTCCTAGACGTAAGTATTCTCAAACGAACTCAACGCCTGCGTTTGTGATTATGAAATCAATTGCAATGTACTCTACAGCTCGCGTTGGAACAAGCAGTATTCTACCGTTAAGCTTGTTTTGCTCTATGTCAGATGGCGTATTGTTTGTATCATCCATAATGACCTTGAATGCATCAATTCCGCTTTGACTCTGAACTAGCGTGAGCTCTGATGTTAGCTGATTTGAGAATCTAGCCCTGACTGATGCCGTATTTTGCTCAAAGACGTACTGCAAACCGACAATAGAGACGCGCCTTGCGAGCTCAATAAGCATTCTCATGACGTTAACTCTATCAAGTGCCGATCTTGCTATCTGGAGCGTCTTTTGCCCAAAGATAACAAATCCTGCGCCCGGGAATGAAGTAATCGGGTTTATTCGAGCGTCATAGAGACTGTCTCTGTCGTTGCTAGTAAGGCGTGTTGCAAGACCAGTAACATCTGAAAGTGATGCCCTATTGAATCCTGCAGGTGCATACCACGGGAAAGCAAGTTTGTCATTTTGAGCAATGGCTCCAAGCGCAACAACTGACGCTGGAACTCTTACCCTTCTTCCAGATTGACTATCTAGGAGATTTACGTCTGGGAAATAAGTTGCAGCATATCGGTTATCCAAGCCTCTTCCAGAGAATGTCTGAATTGTACGTGAGACATCTGGCATGTCAGTTGCTTCAAATATCCTTGTTCCTGAGTCATCGTACGCTGGGATGTCCATCAGATAGAACCCACGCGCATACTGGCGTGTTCTAAGCATTGCATAATTTGTAATGCTTGAATCTCTAATGCCAGGAACTGTAATAATGTTTGCACGTGAAGCTAGAGGATCTGTCAATATGTTGATTGCTCCCCTGTACGAGTTGACTATAGAATTTGTCGTTGAAGTTCCGAAGACGTTCGATGTTGAACTGACGCTTAATCCAATATCGAGGGAAGATATGGCTTTTCCACCTGTCTCTGTAGAAGACGCACGATCGTTGAGCGTGTCCATGTCAACATCAAGAATGTTTGTACCATCCCAGCCACCATACATCACATTCGTAAATTTTGTGAAATCACTAAATCTATTGAACTGGTAGGGCGAGGTCTGAGTAGCCAGCGTTGCAAAAGTGATACGAGGCGATTCACCGGAAAAAGTAATCGTATAATTTGGTGCGCTAGGAACTGAGCTTCTTCCATAAAACGCGTTAATCATGTGCTGATTTACTGTTCCGGTCAAATCAGAGACTGACCCGTTGAGGAACGCGACCTTGGCAAGCGTGAACTTATTTGAACCAAATGTATTTGCACCAGACCCAGTAACAAGCATATCCAGATTTTGAACACCTGAGAATTTTACAACATTGTCAAAGTAGCTGCTCCTAGTGGTTCCTGAATTTGGATCAAGATTGTCTGTGACTTTTTCTGTCTTGATGCCCCAATAAAGCTGACCATTTACTCTTTCTTGCGTCCCTTCTTGACCCAAGAAAGCTGGTGATGCTTGTGTCTGGCCAACCGTGACTTTAAATCGCATTGGAACCGGAGGAACAACTGATGCAGTCAAGCCAGTGGCAACTGCTGTGATTCCAAATCTTCTTGTATCTCCCGATATTGTGAGAGTATCGGTCGTCTTTATAACAGGAAGCCCAGAGAATCCAAACGGAAGAGCAGTAGATGGAACATTTCCAGATTCAACTCCCGGATTCATTACGACTCTTACGTACTTTGAATTGTTTGGATACTTTCCAGAAGAAATAAATCTTCTCTCACTTTCAGAGACAGCATCAAAGTTGAAGTATCTCTTTTTATCTCCTATAACCTTTGCAACATATCTGCTACTCGCCGGGTTCAAATCACACAGAGGAAATTGCTCTAGAATTATGACATTGAGGTCTGTATCGTAAAAATCTCTAACTAGAACTGTGAACGTACCGTAGGGGTTTGTAGGATCATCTGAGCGCTTAAGATTGGAAATTGAGATCTTGAACTTTGTGCTTGTATCAGACCCAGCGCCTATCGTTTCAAAGTGGAACAAGTCGTATTCCTTGTCAACGAAAGGCTGACTTATAAAAGAAGTCGTCTTGGCTGGCTGAAATCTTACATCAAATTTTCCAAACCCTCTAGAAAATGGAAGATTTGCATCGCCTGTAGATGAAAAGTTGCTCGACCCGCTAACAATTGCAACTGTGTTTGCAGCAATTTCATGAGATGCAATTGTTGTTTCAATGGGATAGTCTGCGTAAAGAAGATGCTCGTTCTTCTGGAAGAGCGTCGGAGATGTATTCAAGACCTTAGAAATGTAGTTACTGCTCTCTGGATCAAGGGAGGCAGTATAAATTTTTATTCCTGTATATCCATCCGTGCTTCCAAAAGACGGAGAAGAACTTGAGATTACTATCTTGAAATCACCAGTAGATCCAGGAGTAGCCAAATCATCGCTTACATTCGAGATCGAATAGGCTTGGTTGTTGCTCAAAATTTGTGCGCGCGTGCCAGAGGCCAGCAGAAGCATGCCTCTGACTAGATTGACTGTGCTGCCCCCAGACACACCTGGAAATGAGCTATTCTGGGTTAAAATCGGATACGATGAAAGGATGTTACCAGACTGTACCGTGTGTTTTCCCACTATGAACTGTACAAATCCTTTTCCTCTTCTATCGATAGCAGGGGATAATGCCTGTGATCCAGAAATTACAAATCCTGCTCCTACAGTTGTTCCCTTTGTTTGTGTTGTCAATATATCGCCAGAGGATGAATTTCCTCCTGCTCCGAGGACTCTTACGAAAGTTAGAGCTTCTCCGTTCTTGAAATACTCTTGAGCTGCGTAATATGCTGGAGATCTATTTAGCTCATCATCTCCGAATATGGAAGTGAACTCGCTGAGTGACGTTACAGTTGTTGGAACAAATGCCGGCCCCATCGGTGATGTACCAATCAAACCCACGGGAGTTCCAACAACTCCAGGAGTTGGCCCACTCTGATCTATTTCGGCCTCAAAAAAACCAGGAGACCGATAAGTTACTTCTGCCATTTTCACTCCAAGTGCTTTCTTATCAAATACATATCACACTTAGCCATGAAGTGACTAGTTCTTGGTAGTCTCTATGTCCTTAATTATTCTACCTGCAGAAATTTTCTCTCCGCTTCTCGGAGACCTTTTTACAAGTGATTGATACTTGGGACTGGGATCACTTATTACAGTTTCCATTGTTTCTTTGTTCCTATCTGTGATTGGGCGACCCGTGTCATCGAGCGCCTCTACATCACTAAGAGAAAATTTATTAACTCGAGTTTCAGCAGTTTCAACGTGAACAGGCTCAGTAACTTGCTGCCTAATCTCATATGTGTCAAATACAACGTCAGGAGCAGTCTGGAACACTCTTGCTGGATTGCCAAGGCCAGGATGCCGTGGTGCTAGAATGTAAGCTGGAACTCGGACAGAGAACGTGTATCGTATAATTCTTTCTGTAGCCGTGAAGTTTTCGAAGTTATCTCCAGAGGTTAACGTCCCCATTAGAAACGCAGTAAAAGTGAAACCCTTGTTTGAAACAATTTGAAACTCTCTCCCCTGCCCACTAGTCTTAATGAGCATGGTTTCAAGAATCTGATTCATCTGTGACATGTACTGAGTCCAGAATGTGATCTCGTAATTAAGCTGAACAAAAATCGGATAAGGAATTGTAATGACTTCAAATATGTTGTTTGAGATGCTGTTGTCTAGCGCAAAATTTAAACGTCCAGTTCCAAAAGCGATTCCAGGTCCGTTTCTTCTCGATGCAATTGTTCCTGGAATTGCACCGTACCCAGGCGATGCACTATTGTCTAGAAAGTTTTTTCTAGATGCAACATTGTCTTGATTTTTTAGAGAAAATTTATTTACGATATTTTGATAATCTCTATCTGACTGTGAAAGACGCTTCTTTACGACGTAATCTGTATTTTGTCTAAAAGATATTGGTACTCCGCCAGCATCGGACTCAGTCTTGAAACCCACACTGGATCTTTTTATTGCTATGAGCGGTAGAATCAGTGCATTGTTTTTGTCTCTGATGGGTTTTTGACGACGTGTAAGCGCGAATCTTTCTCCTGCAGCAAAAACAACTGGGACTTTAATGGTCTGTTCATTGACGTGGACTTCAAAGGCTAGGTTTTTATCAAAAAGATCAAAAAGCGCTCGATCAACATCTTCAATTCCGCAAGAGGGAAATGAGAAGTTTTCTGGAACATTAAATCCCTCATATCCCTTTTTTAGCTGTTCTTTAGGTGGCATTGTTATGACTCATCATAAAACGAGGATCCAACCTGATCGGGATCGCCCTTCTGTGAGACTTCAGCGGGTCCTGTAATTGGTGCATCGAGAACTCCGTTCTTCTGGAGTGCACGTATGTCACCAGTCGGACCTTGTCGGTTATTTTCGAACCCACGCTGTTGAACGAAAGTATCTTGAACTGCATCCTTGTCTGTGTACCACTCTGACGTTGGACCAAACACCTTTGATAGAAATTGTCCCTTTCTCGACTGCTTACCTGTAATAGTGATGTAGCTCTTGTGTTCAATTTGACCAAAGATTGTATCTGATCTAGGTGCCTGAACTATTTCAAAAAAGACTTCTCCGTATGAGAAAAAGTCTCCTTCCATAAAGTCTATCTGCTTGTCAATAAGATCTCTTACCTGGATGTAGCATTCAACTGTGTAGTATTCTTCTGAGCCGAACTTATTAGTTGAAATCTGCTGGGGTGAATACTTCACAAGGCATTCTAGCTCTATTGGTGTCTCAAAAATTTTATCTGGTGCTTCCTCGTAGACTTCATGCACTCTTGTTTTTATTTCATTTATTGAAAAGTAGTATATCTTTTGTCCAATGACATCCTTGATAAGCTCTTTGGTTATGTCATTTATAAAATTAATTTCTCTAGGTGTTACAAAAAGTCTAGCCATTTTTTACATCATCCCATGAATATCGCTTTGCCATTTGGAACGGGCACCTTAGAAAGCTGCTTTGTAAGATTTTCAGCTCTTGCAGCTGCCGACTCAATCAGCTTGTCGTATGTTAGCGTCTCAAGCATTTCTCTTAGCTTCGTCGTGAGATTTGTTTTGTCCTCCCTTCCCTTTGCTATGAGATCTGATCCGTTAAGTGTAACGTTTCCACCTGGAATTGGGAGAGTTCCAAATTTGTTTCTTATCAGTCCTAATTGTTCCATGCTCAGAGCAAGCGTGTACTGCCTAATCCACTGTCTTCCCATGCTATTGACTCTTGTGTAATTTACATTTCCAAATGGAATATTTGAAATATTCGATACACCTTGAGTCGTCTGATCATTGTAAGCAGGATTCAAAGGATTAGAAAAATATCTAACCCTTACCCAGAGCTTATTAGGAACTTCGTTTAAAGACGGAGTAGGGAATATTCTGAGCTTCGTTCCTGTCACCTTGTACGAATAGTTTGATCTTCTTACTCGATTTGAAATATCAAGCATGCCAGCTCTCAGAACGTCTTCAAACACAGGAAGCACATAAAAAATTGTCTCTGGTGTAAATGATTCAAAAGAGAAAGCATTATTCAGATAATTGATGGCGGAAGTAGTATCAAAAAATCTATATGCTGCTTGTGGGCTGAAATGGAAGACTTCCATTATTCTCATCTTTGTTTGAGGAGATGAATTATTACTCCCACTAAAAAGAGATATGCCGTCTGCACCTACAAGGTCAGAGTATAGATCGTAATCTTGTTGTCCTTGTCTTAGAGTTATGGACCCAGAATATTGGTTGTAAGATCCTCCTAATCCTGCTTCTGTAGCATAGGGCTCTGCAAATCTTCCCAAGTATTCTAGGCTTTCTCGTGGTAGCCTATTTGTTGCTTCATCCCCAGATCCAGTATTAAAGCCAAGGTATGTAAGAAGCTGAGATTTTGCCTGATATTGATTTAATATGTTTCCGTATTCAAGTGTGGCTTCTTCAAAATTCCCCCAGACCATTTTCTTGGTGAGTTCAACAGATAGTATGTCGTCGCCTAGCTTTCTTTTGACAAAAACGACCATGTTATCTGCGTCTCCTTGGAAGGCGACATCAGAATCAAATATTCCAAAAGGAGTAGGGCTTAGTGTTGTGCTAAAGGATGACATGTGACTAAGTCTCCTGTACTATCTATAAGTATGTAGTAAATCAGGCCCGGAAATTCCGGGCCTGATTCATTTGAGACTTTTAAAACTAGTACATCTTTTTCTTAGGCTTAAAAGTCATTGGCACTTTTTCCGGCTCGGTCTCGATGTGAGGCTTCGTGTCCACGTCAGAGACGGGATCTTCTTTCACATCAACGGGAGCTGCTACTTCAGCTGGCTGTGATTTCTGAATCTTTTCAAGATTTCTTCTCTCTTCTTTCTCAAGAGCCTTCTTATAATTCTCAATCTCAGCATCAGTTGGTTGTCTTACGCCCATGTGCTACTAGGCTCCAATCGTAAATGAGCCAGAAGTTGCAGCAATAAGATAAGCGCGTCCGTCACTTATTAGGGCAACTGATGCGCCTGTTGTGGCAGGGAAGGTCAACTTCTGGCCTTCTGCGACAGGGCCTCCAACTGCACCTGCGAAGATATTCACTCCGACAACACCAGAAGATCCCGTTAGAATGTGAGCTGAGGGTGAGGCGCTTCTAACCACAACCATTCCGGCAGGAATAGCTGATGGATTTGGAAGATAAGTTGTTAGAACTCCAGCTGATGCGCTGACTGTGTAGGCACCGGCTGTCGTAACAGATGAAAGTGTTGTTG